ATCTTAAAGAATCCAACCGTAGCCGGTACTTTCAACTTCGCGAATGTGACGGGTACTGCAATACAAAGCGTTATAGGCACAAGTTCAAACACGGTAACAGGTGGAACGGTTATAGCGGCTGTAAGTGTTGGCAATGATTACGGGTCGGCTTTGGCGCAAAACGTGGCAACCTGGTTGGCAATGAGCCTTAATAACACGCAGGATAGTTATGTGTTGGCTTATCGTTCCTTATCTGCTACGCAATCATTGGCGGCTGTTCTGGAATTGAGGGAGTATTAACAGCAGCCTTAACAGCAGCCTTCACATCATTAACCTTGCTAACGGGTACACGAAAAGCCACCGTGGTAGTGGCTTCGTTGTACTTTGGCTTTCGGCCAGCTCCTTTTCGCTTGCCGCCTTTGTTATTCGATTTCATCTCTTATTATCTTAACCAATATCGGAACGCCAATTAATAAAAGCCATCCAGCAAATAAGGCAAATGCGAGTTTCATTGTATTTCATCTATTCGGTTTGAAATTTCGGCAGATAGTGCTATTAAAGCAGACTGTTGTTTTTCGGGCAATTTATCAAACCCTTTTTTATCAAAAACGGTCATTTTCTCAATCAGCTTAATCATGGCGATGTATCCCTTTATGGTCTTTGGCTCTTTCATTTGAATTTGTTTAAAATTGATTGCACATCCTCCATCCTGTCACGGCTGAACTGAATAAGAATGTTGCCGTTGTCCCTAAAAACTTGATTATCTAAATCCGATGCATCAAGTTCAACATTCTCTATAATTCTGGTTAAAAAGTAGTTGATCATTTCAATTTCAGATTCAGTAAATGAACGGCTAACCTTTTTAGGCTTGCTGGTAACGTGTTTAGGTTCACCATCTAATGACCAACCACCGCAATTTCTTTCGTTTATTCTGTGTGCCATTTGGATTTGTTTTGTAGGTGCAAATTACAAAATGTATTTGATTATGCAAACTATTTCAATAATTATTTTTGCAACAATTTTTGCAACATGGTAAAAAGTTGTGTTGGCATTTATTTATGCCGCTTTCTATTTATCGACAATGAACAAAAGGGCAATCCAGGCACAATATGAGCGCATAAAGCGCAGGTACGAAAACGAGGCAACACAAGCCTTGTTTTTGGCATTGAGGCGGCAAAAGGCACCTGTATTAAAGGCGGCTAAAAATGACGGCTTAATGACGGCATGGCTACAAATTGACAAGATTTCGCCAGAGCCAATAATGAAAAGCCTGAATAGCCTGTTTAGGATAATAGCAAGCCGTGAGGCTGCAAGGGTTTACGATAGTTTGATAAAAGAGGCGGGGCAGAAAAGCCTTTCCTCCGTTTTCGGAATTAATCAGGAATGGGTAGACGAGGTTAACCGCTTTCTTGCTCAATACGGTTTGGATAAGGTGGTGGAAGAAATGACCCAAACGACAAAAGACCGATTGCTAAAAACCTTGATGCGTGGAATGCAGGAAGGGCTAAGCTATTCAGAAATCGTAAATGATTTGACCGATGCAAGTTTTGATAGGGTTAGGGCAAGATTAATAGCCCGTACCGAAACAAATGCCGCAATGAATGCCGGACATGTTATAGGGGCGCAAAGCCTACCATTTCAGGTACAAAAACAATGGCTATCTGCTAATGATTTCAGGGTAAGGGGCAGGGATGGCGAAGATAAGGCTTCACATTGGGCATTGAATGGTGTAACCGTTCCTGAAGATGGTTTATTTACCGACCCCCGAAGCGGGGCGCAATTGGCGTTCCCTGGCGATTCATCGAATGGGGCGGGTGCTGCTGATGTTGCAAATTGCCGGTGCAGCGTTCTTTTTATTCCCGTTAAGGATGCCAATGGTAATACGGTATTGCGATAGCTATTTATAGGCATGGCGAATGTCTATAATTACAAAGCCTTTGATTTGGCGGTAAAAGACCTTGATACAAAACAGGGGATTGTTACTGGCTATTTCGCTTCATTTAACACCGTTGATTCAGACGGTGATGTATTTGTTCCCGGTGCATTCTCGAAGTCTATTAAAGAAAACTTTAATCGAATCAAACACCTTTTAGATCACGATACCCGCAAAGCGGTTGGTAAAATCCAAACGCTGAAGGAAGATGAATTTGGCCTGTATTACGAAAGCAAGATAGGTCAACATTCCGCAGGCGTTGACTTTATGAAAATGGTTGAAGGCGGGTTAATTACGGAACACTCGGTTGGATTTAGGATACCTAAGAATAAGAGCGAACAAAAGGACGGTGTTAATTATCTGAAAGAGGTGCAACTATTTGAAGGTAGCAGCCTGCAAACATGGGGCGCAAATCAAAACACGCCATTGATCGGGGTTAAATCCCTGTTTAAAGATGCTGCCATTGTTGAGCAGCGAATTAAGGCACTCGAAGCATTTTGTAGAAATACAGATGCAACCGATGAAGCCATTGAATTGCTATTGATCGAGGTTAAGCAGCTAACACAGTTGGTTGCCGATATGCAGAACGATACAGCCATTGAACCGGAGCAATCCATTCAACCGGAAGTTAAGCAGCACGGTATCGACTTCAATAGGCTTGCCCTTCGATTGCTGGAAAAATAAACACACACATTAAAAAATCTCACACATGAGCGAAGTTAATAAGGACATGGCAACCGAATTGGTTATGAAAGCCATTGACCGTATCGAAAAGCAAGGCGAATCTGCCGCTAAAAAAGAGGACATTGATGTTCTCAAATCTGAATTGAAGGCCGAGATTGAAGCCGTAAAAGTAAAAGCTGACGAAGCTGACAAGCGTGTAAAAGAATTGGACGAAAAGGCAGGCCGTCATTTCGTTGCTTCAACCGCAAGCCAAACTAAAACTTTCGGTGAAGTTTTCGCTGAAGCCGTAAAAGAAAACGCTGGTAACATTCAGCGTGTTAGCAAGGGCAAGGGCTTTGAAATGGAACTGAAAGCTGTTGGCAACATGACCGAAGCTAACAACCTGACCGGTGAAACCGTAGCAACCGTACAGCCTGGTGCAATCACTTTGCCTGGTAACAAAATCAACCTGCGTGACATCGTTGGTACTTTCCAAAGCGGTACAGGTTTTTACACTCAATACCGTGAAACCGGTGGCGAAGGTGCAATTGGCCTGACTTCTGCCGGTGCTGCTAAGTCACAGATTGATTACGATTTCACTCGCATTACTTACAACGCTACCTACATTGCCGGTTATGCCCGTATTGCAAAAGAGATGCTTCAGGATTTGCCTTTCATGCAAACTGTGTTGCCTTCTTTGCTGCTGCGTGATTTCTACAAGAAAGAAAACAGCACTTTCTGGACTGACCTTATCACTATGGCAAACGGTGGTGGCACTGTAACTGCTGGCGAAGATGTACAAAACATCATTGAGCAGATTGGCAAGATGGAAGATGCTGACTACTCTGTTAACGGTATCGTTCTGTTGCCTTCAAAGGTTGCGGCTATCCTTAACAGCAAGCCAAGCGATTACAGCCTTCCCGGTAGCGTTACAATCGTTCCTGGCGGTGGTCTGGCAATCAACGGTGTTCCTGTTTACAAGGCACCTTTTGCAACCAGCGGTTACATGACAATGGGTGATTGGTCTAATGCCCGTATCGGTGTAGTTGATGGCCTGAAGGTAGAGTTTTTCGAGCAGGATTCTGATAACGTACAGAAGAACCTTATCACAGTACGTGTTGAAGCCCGTGAATTCCTGGCTATTGATGATCCCAAGGCTTTCAGCCACCGTGCGTTCAACTAATAGCACACCCACACACTTACACACACAAGGGTACTAATGATGCAGCGTTAGTACTCTTACCTTCCTAAACTAAGGACCGGAGGCCCTGCATGGCTGATGGTCCTTATTTCATTTCTTTTATGCCCATAGGTTCACTTTCCATTTTCCCCGAAATCGTAAGGTTAACGATTCTGAATGCCCCGAAAAAGATATTGGAGGTCGGTATCGGCTACGGCATCAACGGGGCCGGTATCCGCAATTGGTACAACAGCGATGTGAAGAAAAGGGAAACCGTCATAATAGGTATTGAAGCCTTCCCTGATTACAGAAATCCCCTTTGGGATATGTACGATGCTGTGTATCTGGAAGATGTAAGGAACATGGACAAAGTGCATTACAGGCAATACAGGGAAGGAAAGAAGCCTGCCACATTTGAGCAATTCGATGTAATAATCATGACCGATGTATTAGAGCATTTCACCGATGAAGATGCTTTGCAGGTCATTGATAAACTGAAATCATGGCTAACACCAAACGGGGTTATTCTTATAAGCACTCCGGCAATTTGGATACCACAGGAAGCGTGGGAAGGCAATGAATACGAAACGCATCGAAGTTTCTGGACAAGGGAGAAATTAGAGGCTTTAGGCTTTAATGTTTTGAGGGATGAAAACTATCAAGACCCGTTGGGGCATTGTATGCTGTTGGCTGAATATCTAAATAAACAGGCATGAGAATTATCTTCAGCGTCCACATGTGGCCTCCATATCACAATAGCGGGGCCGAATTTTACGCACACCATTTGGCTAAGTACCTGCAATCACAAGGTCATGAAATACGGGTGCTAATACGGCATAATGACCGCATTCCAAAGCAGTTTACACATGAAGGAATAGAAGTAATGCAACTCCCTTTAGGCAGCATCGAAGGGGCTTTTAATTGGGGGCATTGCTTTTTTACGCATTTAGATCAAACAAGGTTAACCGCCATCATGGGAAGGAAACTGAATAAGCACGTTTTTTGGATGTGTCATAATACCTTTCCTTATGAAGAACCCCGTCTCTTTCCATCAATCTTTCACACCATTTATAACAACGAAGCAACGGCTGAAAAATGTGGTTACACGAACAAATCATTTACCCTGCCTCCACCCGTAGATTTTCGGCATTATGCCGTTTGCTCAAATCCAGAGCGAAACGAGTTTATCACGCTGGTAAACTTAAATGAAAATAAGGGCGGTAAATTTCTAACTGAATTAGCTAAGGCTATGCCGCATAAGCGATTTTTAGGCGTAACGGGCAGTTATGAGGAACAGTATACTAAACAGCCCGACAATGTAGAGATATGGCCGCAAATGAGCGATATTCGGCCAGCATACGCACAAACCAGGCTTTTGATAGTGCCAAGTATTTACGAATCATGGTCAATGTGTGCAACAGAAGCCATGTGTAACGGAATCCCCGTTATTGCCTCCCCTACTTTTGGGCTGAAGTTAAACGTACAAGATGCAGGGCTATATTGCGAGCCACGGGATTTGAAAGCGTGGGTTAAAGCCATCGAAATGATGGACGATGCAAAGACCTATGCAAGCTATTCTAAGAAAGCAAAAAAGCGAGCCAAAGAATTAGACCCGCTAAAGATTCTCCCGCAGTTTTACGATTGGTTTCTATCAGTTGTTAAATAGGCTGCATGGCGGCTATTTAATAGCATGGCTAAATGGGAATATAGAGACATTCAATTTGTCGAAGATAACACCAATGAGGAGGCCGCTGAACCTGTGAC